GCCTCGTTCTGAGCTGTCGTTTTCTTGTATATAGAATATGTATTACCAATTGTTGTAATACCCGCTGTGTTTACATTTAGTGCTGTAGTACCAACAAGTGCTAATATCCTTACAAATAAAACCTGACCGCCTATTTGTATTGCAGCATAGTCACCAACCTCAACACCTAGTGCGGGAAAATCTTTTGTAGAATCAACAATGCGGTTGTTACCTCCCCCTGTCCCATCAGTAGTTCCTGTACTAAGTGTAGAAGAAAACAACAAACACTTGTTTATAAGGTAGTAATCGTCACCCGTAGTTCCTGCGCTTGGCAAAAAGAATTGGTTCAGCTCGTTAGCTCTGAGTGCATTTGTTACAGAAAATACGTCAATAGCCTCTTCTATACCCTTAGTAATATCGGCATACCCCGTGCCTGAACGTCTTAAATTCTCTTTGTTAATCTGACCGTTATACCCATAGAAATAATCCTCAAACAAATCTAGCTGTGCCTGCTTTGCAAACAGGTTGAAATCAGAAGGACTGATATATCCGTAGTTGTTTTTGTTGAGTATAGAAAGGACAGTATTTCTTACCGAGTTTATCATATCCCAATTCTTTCCACAAAGATAATAAAAAAAGAAGAGGCCTAAAAAATTAGACCTCCTCCCGAGAATAAAGAAAATAAACTGACTGACTAATCAAAGATAGCAACAATAAGTTACTGTACAAATAAATTTTGTAATTTATAATTAGTCTAAATAAGACTCCAACATCTTTAATGTTTCAATACCTTCATCCGACTGTAGGTAAGATGCAATGATATCGATAGGGTCTTTACCGTATGGTATAGATACCATACGTTTTTTGTTTCCATCTAGGTTAAAATAAATCTCCTTCTTGTTGCTACGATATGCTAACAGCTTGTTATCTAAAAACATCTGAACCTTTGCATATAACTTCATTTGAGGATCGCTAACAGCGTTTAAGAACCCTAATGGATCTCTTTTAGCAAATACCAAAATGTCTCTCTTAAGCTCTGCGCTTGTCATTGACATAGGGTCTTTACCAAATAAACCACGACATATAATTTCCATTTGTTCAATGCTCAATGACTTGGCTTCAATAAGTGCATCTGCCTCAATTGAAATCATATCCAACTCTTTCTGAGCATCTTTCTCATTGTCAATCTCGACAAACTTTTTACCATTTAGTGGGTGATAGTGTAAAAATTCCTGTAGCACAGGATTATTTTTTGGAACACGCAGGAACCCATTCTCAAAAATAACAGGCTCTAAAACAGCATTACCATCCTGCTCATCCTCAAATGGTGTCCTTTGGTTTTTGGCATAACGTAGTGCACGGTTATAACCTGCATCTTCATCAAACCAAAGTAATGGAAATCTTCTAGTGTTTCTTGTTGGCAGCATGTAGGAAAGTGGTGCTGCATCTCTGGTGAGTTTGTAGACCTTGTCCACAAATTGTTTTTGTGTTTTCATTTGATATAATTTAAAGTTAAAATAAAAAAAAGCAAGGGCGGGCAACCCGCCCCTGCCTTTAAAAAAATACTACTATTCTTGGAACAAGAAGAAGTTGTTAGCACCCATAGTACATACAGCTCTTTCTGACAAGAAGTGTACCTCCATAGCGTCTAGGTCGCTGTTCATTGCACCACCGGCAGAACCTGTGATCCAAGTTTTGTAACGACGATCTTCAGCTTCAGAAGCACGGTAACGTACATGCAAGAATGGACGCTTAGCGTTCTTACCTAGGATTTGATCGTAAACGGTAGTAGAACCGGCAGGAACTAACAAACCATTTACACGACCTGAACCTGCTCCGGTTGGTAAACCACCACGCATAGTTGGGTCATTCAAATATTTCCAATCAGTTTTGTAGAAGTCATATCCACGACGGAAACCGCTGAAACCTAAGTTAAGGGCCATATCTTGGTCGTTGTCAAACAAACCGTAAGAGGTTCCGTTTGCACCGTAAGAGTTTTGAGAGGCCAACATATCATCGATGTCAAAGCTAAAGTCACGATCTACGAACAACACGTTCTCTTCAATAGCACCTTGCTTGTCAAGACGAGAGATAACAGAGTCGAAGTCACCCAAAGAAGTTGGGTTACCACCGCCCCATACGTTACCACGGCTCTCAACAACATAGAAGATACCTTCAGACCCTTTGTTACCATAGTCAGGGTTCAATGTAGAGTTAACTACCCCAGATCCAGCCTCAGCAGGAACTGCTTCGATCATAGCTGTTTCAAGATAGTCATCAAAACGTAGACGAGTTTCGTGCTCTGATTTCAAATACCAAAGGAATCCGGCAGCACCGTTTTCGGTAGTTACCTCAACCCAACCGATTTGAGCCATGTCAGAACCGTTAACAGCGTACTTATCTTTAATGATGATTGGAGAGTTCTCAAAGATATCGTCATCAGCTTCCAAAGAACCTGCCATTCCGTTAGTACCTTTTTTGAATTCAGAACCATAGATAAATACAGTAACGTCTGCGTTACCAACTCCTGTACCGGCGGTTACTAAACCACCTGCCTCATAGAAGGCAACAGTGAATTGGTCGTTTGCAACATCAACGTCAGTTACAATACCCTTGTTGCTACCGCTTCCATCATTCTGAACAACCATAAGGGTTTGTCCTAAACGTACAGAAATGTTACCTGTAATGGTATCGTTAACTTGGAAAAGGGCCTCGTCAGATGTAGCAGTAGCTGCTGTACCAACGCTTATATATTTAATGTGTAGACGGCCTTGCTCTGCCCATTTAATAAGGTCAGAGTTAGATGGAAGCTCTGCACCAACCATTCGTAAGAATGAGCTGATTGTACGGTTTCCATAACGCTCGAATTCTTTCTCATAGGTATCAGGAAGATACTGATTCAAGAAGTCGAAATTTGTGATATAGTTAGTAGCCAACGCAACCTGTTGTGAAGATGGCTGTAAACTATAAGTAGGTGTAGATAATACTGAACCTGCCATAATTTCTAATTTTTAAAATGTTTTGTTTTTACTTTTTACTTTTGATCCTTAACCCTCGACCTGAGTCAGGATTAACCGATCTAACTTGCATTCCTCCCTTACTTGTAACCTCAGGTGCTTTACGCTCATCCATTTGGATGTTTTTAATTTTGCGTGTCACATCATCGGTTGCATCAGACTTGCCTTGCTCATAAAAGAACTTAGCAAACTTTTCAGGATTCATGGCAACAGCCAACGCTCTGTGGTATCCTGCAACATCCTTAACCATGTTGTTCTCATCTAAATACTTATTAATAAAATTAGAAGTATCTAACTGAACCTGTTTAAGTTCTTGTGCATTTGCCGGACTGTAAACTATACCTTTCTCTCCAACATTAAAATCAAAACCTTTGAAATCGTTGTTAAAAAAAGAATTTGTTTGGTTCTCAAAGAACTGTCGTCTACGGCCCAACTCTTCCTCATAGGTTTTGGACTGCTCTATATACTGTCTTGCGGTCTGAATTTGTTCCTTGTCACTTTCAGAAATCCCAACCGTACTTGACTCAAGTGGTTGTTTATACATTTCCTTCTGTTCGTTGAAATAATTTTTAGCCTTGGCAACAGCCTTTTTTTTATGTAAGCGAGCTTTCTTTATTGTGGTGTCATCATCTAAGTCCTCGTCATATGAATAGTCCTCCATGATAATGTTAATGTCATCATCATCTAAGCCATCCTCTGTAGACTTGAAATACTCCCTTAGCAATTGGTCCTCGTTCATGGAATCAAAGTCCCTACTTAGTTTCATGTAGTCACTAATCCCACGCCCTGTCTTTTTCTTATACTCAAGAAAAGCTGAGACATCCTCAGGTAACTCCTCGTTTGAACCTTTCTGCTCAAACAAATCGTCAACAGAGTTTATCTCTCTATTGTATCTGCTTTTAATATATGAAAGAACGTCATCCTCTCCTAGCTCACGGGGCTCAACAGTTTCTTGTTGAACCTCTTGCTGAACAACCTCACTAGTTGGTTGCTCTTCCCTTTGCTCTACCTTGTCAAGAAGTTCTTGTTCAACCTCTTGCATAGATTTTTCTTGCACACTATCTAGTGCTCTTACTTTTAATTCCATTTGATATAAATTTTACGTTACAAAAATAAAGATTAAATCTTACATTTTTTTTTATGTTACCTAGGCTCAAACTCGGCTAGGTCAAAACCATCTAAAGAGTCTTCGTTTGACTCAAAGCTAATTGGTGGTAAATTATTTTTTCGTTGGTTTATCAGCTTAGACTGCTCTGTGTTTTGTTGGCTTATACGCTTAGACTTAGCTTCTTCCTTCATCTCTTCACGACCTTTTATATTTTGGCCCTGCATGTTAGATATCTGAATTTGATAGTTAAACTCCTGCTGCATCAACTGTGACTTAAGCTGCGCCTCGTTCTTTAGCTTCTCAATTTCAAAAGCAATCTCAGCCTGCTTTAGTTGCATCTTGCCTTGTAGCTCCAACTGAGTCTTTTGCATTGATGCCTGTGAAGCCATTTGTTGAGACTGAATCTGTTGTTCTGCCTGCATAGCCTGCTGTTGCATAGCTAGTTTTTCTTCACGCTCTTGCTTAGTTTTTCTTTTAAGTTTTAAAAGTTGGTTGGCAAGTTTTATGTTTTTAATCTCACGGATATCAATAGCATCCTCAAGGTATATGTCTCCCCTAGATAAGGCCATTTGAATATTTTGCTCAAGCATTGCCTTCTCTTCCTCATCAGGAGCTATCTCTATAAATATACCAAAGTCATAAATATATAGGTCTGATATCTGATTAAGGATACCTACATTATACTTACCAATTTTATTTACAAAGTCATCCTTAAAGTCTGAATACTCAAGTATATCAGCTACCCTATAGGTCAATGCTTCAGCTAAAGATCTAAACATATATAAGCTACCATCTAAGATATGTCTAGTAGCTGTGTTGCTATTAAGAGCAGCAAGTTTTTGTAAACCTACCAAAGCATTAGGATCAGGTGTAGACGCATCACGGGCTTCGTTTAATCCCGTAACCGTTCTAATCATATTAAGGTAGTGGTTGTAGTTTGCAATAAGCATTTGTGTTTTGCTTGCACCTGAGTTTGATGTAAGCTGTTGGATAGGAACACGGGCGTTATTGAAATCACCATCCTGTGTATATGACCTACCAATAACAGAACCCGTTTGGAAATACAACCTTAATGCATCCTCAGGGTTATATGCGTTACCTGTTCCAAGGTCAACCTCGTTAAGACCGTCGGCATCAATAAACACACCATCAGGTACAACTTTTGCAATAACCTGTTGTAGCTTTAAATGCGTAAGCTGAATTAAATCAGCAAAGGGAATCATACGTCTTGTTAAAGACTCAATAACACCTTTATACATACGGGGTGCTACAGCAACATAGTTAGGAAGGGCGTGTTGTGAGGAAGACTTTGGGCGTACCATATTATGGGCAAGTTCCCACTTTAAAATAATGTTGGTCCCCATAACCATAATGCCATCATACCAAACATCTATGGTCTTTTCAATCTTCTCAAACCTTCCCTCATCCATCATTTCTTGAGGCGGATTGAATGTATCATCCTTCTCAATAACCTTCGAACCACCCGTCTCAAGTATCTTCTTTTTATAGACAACCTTTTTCGTGGTCTTATAGTTAAAATATAAAAGAGTACAAGTGTCTCTATGAAAAATATCGTTATCATAAAACTGAGCTACGTTAAAATAGTCATACCAACTTTGGCTGTATTTTGAAATTTCGTCAAGATCTTCGTTAGTTAAACTTTGGTCTATCTTGAGTAGCTCTGTAATTGGGATCGTTTTAATCTCACCCCAATAAAAACAATCTTTAAAATAAGGGTCTTCTGTATAGCTGTAAACAATATTTGCAGGATCAACATAAGAAAGTTTAACACCTGACCCGGGAAGAAACTCGTGTTTTGCAACACCAATACCTAAAACAGTTAGGTCATAGTTTAAACGTTTTTTTAAATCAATGTAGTGGTTTTCTTCAAATATTGTGTTGATAGCTTCTTCTTCAGCTATTTCAATTGCAGGCTTGTAGTTAAGCTGCATGTATAAGCTCAGCTCCTCATCATTCTCAGGAAGGTCGTTAGGATCCATCATAAATGGATTTATGTTCGTGTTATCCTGTATGATGTTTAAGATATCTTTTGCAGCCATTTGGCCTACAATAGTATCTTGATATTTACTTCTTTTAGCCTGAGACAATGCATCCTGTGCATATGCCTTAACCTTAAAAAGTCTGTCAGACATACCGTTAACAACGATGTCTACAAACTTTGGTATAACAG